TACATTTGCTCCGTATGAGAGCAAGAGATTACCCAAGCGGGTAGTGAACCATCCAGATTTTATCCGGCAGCGGGATAAACTGCTGGTGAAGGAGTAAACGATGGCGCAAGGACTAAGGAGACTCGGAGTATACGGGAGTGACCTGCCGGTAAAGAGAGAGCGAGCTATTACGCCGGCAGATTTCAGGATCGGAGGGATCATCGGGCAGTTTGAGCGGAAGTTCAATAAGACGTTCAAAGTGAATGATCCTGCCGAAGTGGAAGCGATTTTCGGCAGCCATGTGTATCCGTCTTTCTATGGATGGGACGCAGTAAATGGCTTTTTCGCGAATGCGCGAGGGGTCGATGCAACGCTCTACATACAGTCGTATGTGGGGAATGATGGAAGTTCCATAGATGCAACCACCGCAAGTGCAACGCTTCAAGACGATGGCCCGAATGACACGCTTAAAATAGAGGCAGCTTTTCAGGATGAACCTGAATATGGTGCGTCAGGAAATCGCACAGGTTATCAGATTGAGCGGGGAGCACGGTTTAGCACTGAGCTGAATGCAAGTGCATCGTCTGGAGATACGTCGGTAACGCTCAAGAGTGTGATAGGTATTCAGGTCGGTGATGTAATGCACTTTACTGATAGTGGCGGCAGTTACGATGAGTACCACAAAATCACCGAAATCGACCAGAGCAATAAGACAGTAACATGGACAGATGCGTCATGGGGCGCAACGTCAGGTTCCAGCGGCGATACGGCAGAGGTTCTTGGCTTCAAAATACGGACGTATCGAAAAACTGTGAATGGCACAGTGCAGGAGGTCGAGAAAGAGATTGGGAAAATCTGGTGTACTATGGAGCCGGAGGTAACTGACTTCTACGTAGAGAATGTCATGGCGAATAATAACTATCTCCGTGCAATCGATCAGGACAGCTCAAGCTCTGTAGGCCAGACGCGACCGACCGAAGTAACCACCACTACCTTTCTGACCGGGGGCGATGATGGTACCGCGCCTAGCGGGGCTGACAGCTGGAACCTTCTGTTTCCGAACTTCGACAATGATCCGATTCGGTTTTTGACTTGTCCAGAGGAAACATCGGAAGCGGTCAATGATGCCGGCGAATCGTACTGTGCAGGGCGTGATGAGCATCCTATGTGGATCTATAATGTGCCGGAGGATCAGAGCAAGGCGCAGCTCATCGACATCGGTCATCAGTACCAGCGCAGTGATGAGGTAGATGGGGTCATTGTAGCGAATTGGTTGAAGATCAATGATCCTTTCGCAAGTTCTCCTGTCGCGCCAAAACGGACGGTGCCGAATGTCGGGCATGTAATGGGTGCATGGGTGCAGATCATTGGAACCAGAGGAATCCATTATGTGCCGGCAGTGAAAACCAATCCTCTCAGGGGATGCACAGGTGTGGTTGGCGAAACGTTTCCCGATGACGACGACAGAACGGAAATAGCCGAAGCCGGCGTGAACCTAATCCAGAACCTACAGGGGTACGGCATTGTTATCCGCAACTTCTTCACTCCGTCAATCGATACTGCGTATCAGTTTGCGAATGGTGTGTTGATGAAGGAGTTTATAAAGACATCGGTCGTAGATGCACTCCAGAATGCGGAGAATACGCCAAACAGTCTTGCGGCCATCAGGGAGAATCGAACCAGTGTTTTACAGTTCCTATATAGGCTGTGGGAGAATGGGTCAACCGGCAACGCACCGACTGGTGAGACGTTCGGGCAATCCGAAGATGAAGATGGGAACCTCACAGCACCGGAAGATCATTTCGAGGTTGTGGCCGGGCCGACCAATAATCCGCAGTCCTCTATCAATGCAGGAGAGCGGAATATCGATGTATGGTTCACCTATCCTGCCCCTGCGGGCAGTATCAAGATTGGTGTAGGAATCCTACTCAGGAGCTAAGGAGGGAATATGCAAAGGAATGATATGGCCGAGGTTGAACGTTTGATCATAGATGGAACGGAGTTACCCGGTCTTACCAATCTACAGGAGGTTGAGCTAACCAAAGGTGAGCTTGAAGTACCAGAACAGGGAAAGACGCGAAGGATCTCCGACGGGAATGTAACAATTCCCGCGATTCAGGCCACCTACAAGACTGCCCGCGACACGGAGACGCAGCAGTTCCTCAAGAGTTGGTTCGACAACAATGAGGTGCATGATGTTGTGCGTATACGTGCAGATGCGCATGGGAATGAGTTTGACAGGGAGCTGTGGCCGGCATGTGAGCTGACAAGGTATCTCACTCCGGCATATGATGCGTCTTCACCGGATTACGCGCAGCTTCAAGTTACGATGATCCCGTGGGATATAACGCACGTGGAGGCCGGCTAACATGAAACTCCCGATACCTGTTGCTACAGAAGAAGCACTGTACGTTGATGCTGAGGTGGATGCGCCAAAGGCATCGGCGATTGCAGATACACGGCGCATTATTGATCAGGGTAACACGTATGGTTCCATTGCGCGGTTTGTAGCCGGCGGCATTGAGTCGCTTACCGCGCAGGATGGAACCGAGGTGAACGACGAACTCAAGATTCAGCGGTTAGTAAAGCGAATGCCGTATAAGACGGCAGAGTTCTTGGCTATTCATGTGGCGGTAGCCGTTGATGATGATGATGGGTTTGAGGGGTATTACGAATGCCCCCGGTGTGGACACACTGTGATACGGGAATATCGTGGGGAAGATGAAGATAACCGCGATCATATATCCGATCTGGCAGTGACCTATGCGCAAGAAGAAGAATGTATCCATAGCCTCAATCTCGAACGTCCAGTCAAGATACGTGATCGAAAGAGTGGTGATGTACTTGAGGAGATTGAGGCATTTACTATGGAAGCGCCGACCATAGGGACGGCAGAGAAAAGCCGAAATCGATATGGTGCAGCGGATGCGGAGCGTCAACAGTATGCGATGTATATAGACTCTCTAAAAACTGTCAATGGAGAGGAGGTATCGCAGAAATGGCGTGGAGAGTGGGGAATGTTTTTCTTTGAAAACATGAATGCGAGAGATCGCCGGAGACTGTTCAGCGAGATCAATAAATATGGTATGGAACAGGCTGTACCGGTGACCTGTCCTCAGTGTGGAAAGCACTGGAAAGCGAGGGTTAATACAGCTAATTTTTTCGAGTCCGCGCTCCGATCCGAGTAGGGAAAGGAGCGGCAGAAGGGATCAACTGGCTGTTTTCATCAGTCAGGTTTTTGGACTTTTCTTGGGCGCAGCTTATCGACGAAGCATACGAGGTCGGTACTATGAGCGCGATGTTCACAATAGAGTGGCTGGCAGACCAGCGGCTTAACGTGTATAATCGTGTGATAGCGAAGGGGCGGGAGATAAGGAGCGAAAATGCCAGCCAGTGATGTAGCATTAACGTTTGATACACAGTCGTTTGAAAAGGGAGCACAGCGGGCCAGCAATTCGATGCAGGGTATGCAGAAAACGTCCAAGGCTGTGTCTGGCGGTATGATGAAGGCGTTCTCCAAACTCACCGCAATTCTTGGACCGCTGACAGCAGGTTTTTTCGCAGTCAAGGGAGCACTGAACCAGATACCGGAAATCGGGAAGACATTCTCGATGGCGGGGAGTATCATTAGCAAAAATCTCCTGTGGCCTTTGCGAAAAGCTCTTATGCCGATACTACAAAATATACTCGATTGGACACGTGAAAACCGGGGAACGTTTGTACGGTGGGGGCAGGTGATAGCAAATGCCTTTCGTACAGCGGTATCGGTCGGCCGGGTATTCTGGAATATAATAAAGAATATAGGAGGGGCCATACGTGATTCGCTTGGGCGTTTCTTTGATTTTATGAATCGTGATTTCACGAAAACTATGAATATGCTACAGGCGAAGCTGGTATTCATAGGGCAGGGGATTTCACTCGTATTTGAACAAGCGGCAAGGGCTTATCAGGGAAGCGGTCTACAAAAGTACTTCAATTCTATGCTCAACGTGTTCAGTACGGTTTTAACAGTAGCGCAGGATTTAGGGGCAGCGTTTCGCAGGGGGTTCCGTTTTAAGGCGATAGGAAAGGAACTTGATGATATATTTGGCGTATTGGGGGATATATTCAATATGCTATTCCCGAAGGGCGCGGATACACCGTCATGGCTTATAACGGTATTTGAAACACTTGGGGAAGTCGTATCTACATTGGCAGTGGGTGGTCTGAAAGCGATAGAGCTGGCAGTAACAGGTATCAGAGATGCGATACAATGGCTGATAGAAACTGGCTTTCCTAAGTTCAAGGAAAAGTGGGAAGAATGGTTTGGTGGAGCTGAGAGTCGTACAGGTCTCGCTGGCAATCTTCCGGAAGGTGTTGAGCGGGGTGGAGGCGGTAAAGGACTGTTTGATCTACTCAGTCTCATGAGAGCTACGCCGGCGACAACCGCGAATCCGTCAGCAACGACAACGGACAATCAGCCAAGCAATATGAGTGTGATGGACGATGCTCTGATTAAGCCAAATGGTCAGGTGATTCGTCTCAATCCCAATGATTATATTACGGCGCGGAAAGAGCCGGGAGGTGGGCCACAGACAATCAATATGACGGTGAGTCTTGCTGGGGCGAATATCAATGCAACGCAGGGCGATGCAGAGCGTGTAGGATATGGAGTGGCCGAAGGAATAGGAAATCGCATACGTGATGAGCTAATCTCCTCTTTGGAGCGGGGAGGATAATATGGCGGTTTTTGGATCAAGAGGGGTTTCAGGGAAGATACCGTGGTTCATGTTTGACATTGACAACCGGCAACTTATAACTTCCCCGGTGATACCCTCAGATATATCGGATACCAAAGAGATCATATTTGCTGAGCAACCTGTACCGGGGCGCGGGTTTGCGCCGGTAGCGCCGAGTGGCGCGAATAATCGTCGGCTATCTTTTACACTGCAACTAATCAAGCGTGATGGGGTAGTGGGCAATTTAGCGATGCTCAAGCAGTTCGATATGTTGCGGCATAGCAGTGCAGGTGTGTTTGGCCGTACCAGAGAACGTTTCCGAAATCCGAAGGTACTATATTATTGGGGTACAGGATCAGTGCCGCTTGTGTACTGGGTGGCTCGTGCGGATGCGACACATAAGCAAGGCTGGGTCAATGACCGAGGAATCCCGCAGTATTCAGAGATACAAATAGAGTTGATTCTTGATCAGACCAGCCAAGTTTATAAGATGGAGGAGCAATTTCGGCAGATAGCCAGCTTTTTGGGCAATTTTGATCTACCGGGGAGTCTCACCGGGGGAAGGTGGTACTAATGCGGTATTTCAATATTGATACTGTAGTCTATGAGACGGCAGACAGTAAAAAGGTTAATGTAAAAGAACTGAGGCCACTGTATAGTGCGCCTTTTCGGTTTCGGGTGAAACTTAAAGAAGAAAGGACGCTTGATGAAATAGCAGTTCGTGATGAGGTATATGGAGAAAGTGCGGAGCTAGAGACGTATAAGCTGTTTGATTACAATGCTACGAAGATTATTGAGCAACAGGGGGATTTGACGAGGATAGAGTCGTTAGAGGTGCCTGAATGAGTGTGCGGGGAATATTTGAGCAGGATCAGTCATTTGTAGAGCTATCTTCACCGGACGTAGAATTGAATGAGGAGCTTATGGAAGCGGACGTGATCAGTTTTACGTTTAATGAAGAAGCTCAGAAGATAGATACGGGAAGTTTGCAGATACGTGATCCGGAACATATATTCAGCCGAATATTGCGCGTAGGGGCGCGAATCAATATAGCGTTCGGGTATCTTCGAGAGAGCGGAGTGAGTCCAGAGGGTATCAAAAATCTGTGGAATGCGACCGAAATGAGCGGGCCGATTGTACGGCGGGGTATTAAGGCATATATTCAGAGCCCAAGTGGTAGTGCAGATGAAAACGGGAACGTGTTCTATAACTGCAATTTCATATCGATGGAGCAACGTGGTGAAGCCTTCAGCGAGCCGTTTGAGTCGGGGACGTATGGCGATATAGTCAAGTCGGTGTTACAGCAGATTGGGGTAAAGCAGTTTTTTATAGATTTTGAAAGGCAAAATGATAAAGCTACACCGCAGAATCCAGTAATACCTAAAGAGACACCGTTTCAATTCTTAACTCGGAAAGCGCGTGAATGGAGATGTGCATTCAAGGTGGGATGGACGCAGAATGGGGAGTTGGTGGCGGTATTCGCGAATCCTGAGCTGGCGACAACCAGCAGGTTCATGAATGCGGTACTAGGATCAAGAGGTACAAGCA